GGTAAGCCCGCCTGGGCTCAGTGAGGGAGGCACCATGCATGCGAGGCAAATGCTGGGTGTGCTCGCGCCAGGCGCGCGGGCTGGGACACACCGACAACCGCCACCCGATTGGGGATGCCAAGCGCTACCCACTGGACTGGGTGTTTTGCAGCCGTCAGTGCCAAGACGTCTTTCATCGGATGTACGGCAACTGGGTCGATGCACAACGGTTCAACCAGGAGTTCGAGATGATTGATGCAACGGACATTGAACGTTCGGCCATGCGTTCCTGCTTGCGCGCCTTCGGCGAGGCGGCCGGTGACATCGGATTCGACAAGCCGCTTGGCGCTTACTCCGAGAAGGAGGCCCTGCGGGTGATTGACGCGATCGTCACTCGGTACACCGAGTCCATGGTGGCCCACCACGCCGAAGCCAAGTACCCACCGGTGCGTGGCTTGAAGCCTGCAGTGGACGATCCCTTTGCCGATTTGGCAAGTGACTTGCCCTGGGAGACACCCTGATGCTGGACTTCAACGCATCGGCCAGTCTCTCCGGCCAGATCGAGGCGCTGATGGACCTTGCACTGGAGCAAGAGCGTGATGCCACGCCGCCGCGCCAATACCTGGGCGGCTCCCGCCTGGGTGTCTCGTGCGAGCGGCAGTTGCAGTTCGAGTATGCGCAGGCACCAGTGGACCCCGGCAAGGGGTTCTCGGGCAGGTTACTGCGCATCTTCGAGCGAGGGCATCAGACCGAAGCCATGGTCATCCGCTGGCTGCGCATGGCCGGCTTCATCCTCAAAACTGAGGATGCCGACGGGCGCCAGTTCGGCTTCAGCGTCGCCCAAGGGCGGCTGCGTGGACACGTTGATGGCGTGCTGGTGGGCGGCCCGGAGGGCTTTGCTTATCCGGCGCTCTGGGAGAACAAGTGCCTGGGCACCAAGTCCTGGCGCGAGTTGCAAAAGCACAAGCTGGCCGTGGCCAAGCCTGTCTACGCAGCCCAGATCGCCGTCTACCAGAGCTACCTGACCCTGCACGAGCACCCCGCGCTCTTCACAGCGGTCAATGCCGACACGATGGAGATCTACGCCGAGCTGATCCCCTTCGATGCGGGGTTGGCCCATCGCATGTCCGACCGGGCTGTCAAGGTCATCCAGGCCACCGAAGCCAGCGAACTGCTGCCACGCAGCTTTGCCGAGTCCACCCACTTTGAATGCAAGTTCTGCGCTTGGGCAGAGCGTTGCTGGAACGCGAATCGATGAACACAGAACAAGAACACATCTATCCCCCAGCCGGATCACCGGGTCTGGACTTCAATGACGACGCACCGGTTGCGCTGCAGCCGGTGTCCACACACCAGCCATCTGACAGGGACGATGTCCGCACCGCTTTGCTTGGTCGGCTCGAATCGGTGCTGATGGGCCTGCTTCCCGCTGGCAAGGTCAAGCGCGGCAAGTTCCTGATCGGTGACATCTTGGGCAGCCCGGGCGACAGCCTGGAAGTCGTGCTCGCCGGCGAGAAGGCGGGTCTCTGGACCGACCGTGCCGATGACTCCGGTGGTGACATCTTTGACCTGATCGGCGGCCACTTTGGCATCGACGTCCATGGTGACTTTGCTGCGGTGCTCACCCGCTGCGCTGAGCTTATGGGACGCGCTGCAGCAACGCCGCGCAAGTTCAAAAAAGACGTGCCCGTCGATGAATTGGGTCCAGCCACTGCCAAATGGGATTACCTCGATGGCGAAGGCAAGCTGATCGCGGTCGTCTACCGCTACGACCCGCTTGGCGGTAAAAAAGAATTCCGCCCCTGGGATGCCAAGCGTCGCAAGATGGCGCCGCCCGAGCCACGGCCGCTGTACAACCAGCCTGGCATGCGGGCGGTGGATACCGTCGTCCTGGTCGAGGGCGAAAAGTCTGCCCAGTCTCTGATCGACACCGGCATCTGCGCCACCACGGCCATGCATGGGGCCAACGCGCCGATCGAGAAAACCGACTGGTCACCGCTGGCTGGCAAGGTCGTGCTGATCTGGCCGGACAAGGACAAGCCAGGCTGGGAGTACGCCGACCGTGCCTCGCAAGCCATCCTGATGGCTGGGGCGCGCACCTGCCACATCCTGTACCCGCCCGAGGACGCCCCCGAGGGTTGGGATGCAGCAGACGCGCGCTCAGAAGGCTTTGACGTCGCTGGTTTCATCGCCCACGGTCCGCGCATGCAAATGCACCTGGTCGATGACGATCCAGCCACCCTGGCCAACTCCTCGGGGCCCGAGGAGGCGGTCTGGGGCACGGAGGATGCGCTGGCGCTGTCCTTCACCCGCCGGTACCACAAGGACTGGCGCTATGTGGCCGGCTGGGGCAAATGGCTGGTCTGGGATGGTCAGCGCTGGCGTTCGGAAGACACGCTCGCTGCCACCGACCTGATCCGTCATGTGTGTCGTCACGCATCGCTCAACACCCGCAACCCGCGAATTGCCTCCAAGTTGGCGGCGTCCAGCACAGTGGGCGGTGTCGAGCGCCTGGCACGTGCTGACCGCAGACATGCCGCTACCACCGAGGAGTGGGACGCCGATCCCTGGCTGCTCAACACCCCGGGTGGCGTGGTCGATCTGCGCAGTGGCCGTCTGCGCCCGCATGAGCGTGCAGACCGGATGACCAAGATCACCACCGCCACACCCCGAGGCGAATGCCCTCAGTGGCGAGCGTTTCTGAGTGACGTGACGGGCGGTGACCAGAACCTGCAGGACTACCTGCAGCGCATGATGGGCTACGCATTGACGGGCTCCACGCGTGAGCACGCGCTTTTCTTCCTGTACGGCACGGGCGCCAACGGCAAGTCGGTGTTCGTCAACACCCTGGCCGACATCCTGGGGGACTACGCGACCAATTCGCCCATGGACACCTTCATGGAGACGCGTACCGACCGGCACCCGACCGACATGGCGGGGCTGCGTGGCGCACGCTTTGTGGCGGCCATTGAAACCGAACAGGGGCGACGCTGGGCCGAGTCGAAGGTCAAGAGCCTGACCGGGGGCGACAAGATCGCTGCACGCTTCATGCGCCAGGACTTCTTTGAGTTCTTCCCTCAGTTCAAGCTCTTCGTGGCCGGTAACCACAAGCCTGCCATCCGCAACATCGACGAAGCCATGAAGCGGCGACTGCACCTGATCCCGTTCACGATCACCGTGCCACCCGAGAAACGTGACAAGCACCTCCAGCAAAAACTGCTGGCCGAGCGTGACGGGATCCTGGCTTGGGCTCTGGAAGGCTGTCTGGCGTGGCAACGGCTGGGTCGGCTCGATCCGCCACAACAGGTCTTGGATGCCACAGACGAGTACTTCGAGGCCGAGGACGCCCTGGGACGCTGGCTCGATGAGCGTTGCGTGCGCGTCGGGACAGCCAAGTCGCTGACGGCTGAACTCTTCACGGACTGGAAGCAGTGGGCGGATGCAGCCGGTGAATACGTCGGTTCACAGCGCCGCTTCTCGGACCTGTTGATCACCCGCGGGCTGGAGAAATGGCGCAACGGGGTCGGTGTTCGAGGGTTCCAAGGCATCGGCCTCAGGAGCCCGCCCACGCCCGCATACACCCCTTACACCGACAACTGACGGACATGAAAACGACCCGTCTGACGCAGTCGACACAGTTTGTCGTAACTCTCCACACGCGTGCGTGACGCGCGGGATTTAGGAGTTTCGAGATTCTGCGTCGACTGCGTCAGACCCAAGACCAAACAAGGACTGACAACATGAACACGACCATCCTCGCCCTCGATCTGGGCACCCAAACTGGCTGGGCACTGACCAGCCGCGACGGCAGCATCACCAGTGGCAGCCAATCCTTCAAACCGCAACGCTTCGAAGGTGGCGGCATGCGCTTCCTGAGGTTCAAGCGCTGGCTCACCGACATCAAGCAGTGCAATGACGGCATTGACCAAGTCGTCTTTGAAGAAGTCCGCCGCCACGTCGGTGTCGACGCTGCACACGCCTACGGCGGCTTCATGGGCCAGCTGACCGCCTGGTGTGAGCACCACCAGATTCCGTACCAAGGCATCCCGGTCGGCACGATCAAGAAGCACGCCACCGGCAAAGGCAATGCCAGCAAGGATGAGATGGTGGGATCCGTCCGTGCCCGTGGTCACAGCCCAGCAGACGACAACGAGGCCGACGCCATCGCCTTACTCTACCTGGCCCGTGAGATGGCCGCAGAGGGGGTGTGACATGAAAGTGCCGCAATACCGCTACCGCTGCCCGCTGGGCAATCTGCAGCCGACCACGTCGGATCTGGATGCCGTCAAACGCGAGGGCTGGCGCAATGACCACATCCTGGTGGTGTCGGAAGAAGACGAGCGCCTGGACTGGGTGGAAAAGCAGTTCGTACGCAGGCTGGGTGAACGCCTCTACGGGGATGGAGGCAAGCGCCATGACTGAGACCCGAGCCGAATGGACTGTGGACGATGTGGCTGCCCGATTTGCTGAGGCTGCCGAGACGGCACACAGACTGCCACGCGTCCGACCTGGCGGCTATTTCAATCCTTGGATGACGCTTGCCATGCAGGTTCCAGAGCGCTATGCCGACCCCGTGCGTTTGTATCGGCCCATGCCACCCAGCCCACAGGCTGTGGATCGGATGCTCGAGACCATGCGCTGGGTGCAGTGGTTGGATCTGGAGCAGCGGCATCTGGTTAGGATGCGTTCAAATCGGTATCGCTGGGAGCAGATCGGCCGACGCTTTGCGTGTGCGGCTCGTACAGCGCAGCGTCGCTATGACGCAGCCATCCATCTTGTCACCCTGCATCTGAACAAGGGGCATTGATAGAAGTTGGGGCAGGTTGGGGGACTGGGCGTGACGGTGAGGAATGTTGACGGCAACCGCCAAAACACCCCCTGTCGCGTTTTGCCTTATTCGGGGGTACATTTTCAGCTATGGTCAGGACAGCGGCGTGAGCAACGAGCAGATCGTTTGATCGCTGAAGGGCATGGCAATAGATGCAGATCTCTGCGTACAGCTGATGGTCGATGCGTAGAGGGCTATTGAGTAGCCCTTCGGAAAGCTGATGGGTCCTTCCTGGCCAAAGCGGTATGCGGGGGGCAACAGCGCGAGATTTCGATAGCGACTGACCTGAAAAACAGGTTACCACCCGGGCAGGTTACCGGCCCTTGGTTACCACCGCACCTGACAGTTACCACCTTCTGAATATTTCTCACCCGCCCGGCGGCAACGCTCGGCGGGTTTTTCAATTCCATGACGCCAAACCTGCAGATCGAATACCGCTCGATCGATGCGCTGCTGCCCTACGCGCGCAATCCGCGCACGCATTCGCCGGCGCAGATCGCCAAGATCGCGGCCAGCATCGTGGAGTTTGGTTGGACGCAACCCATCCTGATCGATGGCGAAAACGGAATCATCGCCGGTCATGGTCGCCTGGCAGCGGCGCGCAAGTTGGAACTGGTCGAAGTCCCTGTCATCGAGCTTGACCATTTGAGCCCAGCGCAGAAGCGCGCCTACGTGATTGCCGACAACCGCCTGGCCCTGGATGCAGGCTGGGACGATGAACTGTTGGCGCTGGAACTCTCGGAGTTGTCCGAGGCAGGCTACGACCTGGTGCTCACCGGCTTCGAGGATGACGAGCTTGCCAAGATGCTGGCCGATCTCGGTGGTGAAGGTGTTGAAACGCCGGAGCAGGATCCGGATCCCGAAGCAGACGACGAAGTCCCGGATCTGCCCAAGCAGCCGATCAGCCGACTTGGCGATGTCTGGCAACTGGGTCCCCACAGGCTGATCTGCGGCGACGCGTCCGATCCTGCCGCCATCGTCACCCTGATGCAGGGCGAGCAGGCCAGCCTGTGCTTCACCTCGCCACCCTACGGCAACCAGCGCGACTACACCTCCGGGGGCATTGCAGACTGGGATGGTCTGATGCGTGGCGTGTTCGCGCAGGTGCCGATGGCGGCCGACGGCCAGGTGCTAGTCAATCTAGGCCTGATCCATCGCGACAACGAGTTCATCCCGTATTGGGAGGCCTGGCTTACCTGGATGCGGACTCAAGGCTGGCGGCGCTTCGCCTGGTACGTCTGGGACCAGGGACCGGGTATGCCCGGAGACTGGCAAGGCCGTCTGGCACCGAGTTTCGAATTCATCTTCCACTTCAACCGCGATACAGGCAAACCCAGCCGCAGACCCAACAAGACGGTGCCCTGCAAGTTCGCTGGCCAGGAAACCCACCTGCGTGCCGATGGGTCATCCACCGCCATGCGCGGAAAAGATGGCCAGGTCAACGGATGGACCGCTGCAGGTCAACCCACGCAGGACCACCGCATCCCTGATTCGGTGATCCGGGTCATGCGCCATAAAGGAAAGATCGGCAAGGACATCGACCACCCGGCCGTGTTCCCAGTGACGCTGCCGGTGGAGGTCATCGAAGCCTACACGCAGGAAGGCGAAGTCGTCTTCGAACCATTTGGCGGCAGCGGCACCACGCTGATGGCAGCCCAGCGCACCGGTCGTATTGGCCGGGCCGTCGAAATCGCGCCCGAGTATGTCGATGTGGCGTTGATCCGTTTCCAACAGAACTTCCCCGGTGTGCCGGTGACATTGGCCGCTACGGGCGAGACCTTTGAGGTTGTCGCCCAGCAGAGAAAAAGCGAATCTATCCATGTCTGAACCTTGGCTGTCTACTCACATCGAGCGTTGGCCAACAGCCAAGCTCGTCCCCTATGCCCGCAATGCCCGCACTCACTCCGATGAGCAGGTGGCGCAGATTGCGGCCTCCATCGTTGAGTTCGGCTTCACCAATCCGATCCTGGCCGGATCTGACGGCGTGATCGTCGCAGGGCACGGCCGCCTGGCTGCTGCCCAGAAGTTGGGCCTGGACACCGTACCGGTGGTCGTCCTCGACCACCTGACCCCACCCAGCGCCGCGCATTGATCATTGCGGACAACCGCATTGCCGAGAACGCCGGATGGGACGATGCCATGCTGCGGATCGAGCTGCAGTCGCTGCAGGAAGATGGCTTCAACCTGGAC